GCCTGAGTTTTTGCGATGTTCTAATAGACGTTGTCTTAATATATTACTACCACCAACTCGTACGTTGATAATACCGTTGTAATATTCGTCTGTTTCCAACACACTTCGGTCAAATTGTTCCTTGGCTTCCAAGTAACTTAATTCGCCTTTGCTTTCACAATAATAAAGTATTTGTCTTGTAAAATTATCTTCGCCTAGTGTAGCGACATCTTCATTTAGTTTGTCGCTTGAGCCCCAATATGTGCGCCAATCGCTTTCTTTTGTACTTCGTCTTTTGTTCTTTTTGCCTTTGAGAGGTTTTTTTGTAACTTTAAATCGTGCTAATTTTTTGCCAATGTATTTTTTATCGTTCGTAAGATTGGTAATTATGTAGACAAATCCCACACAAGTTTCCGGAAGTTCTAATACCGTTATTCCGTTGTGCGTCCAATCACTTATTGCCACGTTTGCTCATTTTTTCCAAAGTATGAATACCAATATCGCTGATATCGTCTATTTTTTTGTGCCCAACATATCGTTTCTTAATGGTTTTTTCATTAGGGCGTTCATAAATTGATCTAAAATCACTTGAATTTACCATACCAGTATCCACAACATCGCTAAACCTATTTTCGGTGGTTATAGTAATATAATCATCGTCATGTGTAGTTATATCATATTCTGGTACAGTTAGTGTAACACCCGTATCTGGGTCTGTCAATGTTATTGTTTGTATTTTTTTATTATTCTTCGACATAATCCGTATCTGCGTTAAACGTAGTAAAACCATTTTCTTTTAATACTTGCAGAGTATGACTAACTCGTCCTACAAGTTCGTCTCTGTGACTAATTAAGAAAATGTTTTTATCTCTTTCACGTACCATTTTCTTTAGTACGCTCAACGATGATTCTACACCGTTGCTATCCATGCCTGAGTCTACTAATTCATCAATTGCCAAAAAGTTTATAGGAGTGTTCATGCTTTCGAACACATCTCTAAAGGACCAAGATAAGCCAAGGATAAGCCTGTTACGTTCGCCGCGAGATAAGTTGTCGAAGTCTAGTTCCCTGCCAAGCTCTGTGATTTCAACAGCCAAGTCTGGTTGGAATTGTACTTCATGTGGTAAGCCTAGTTTAGTTAAGTAATAGCCTAGTCGTGTATTTAAGTATGATAAGTTTTGTTCAATAATTCTTTTTCGTATAAAGCTGTCTTTATTAGTTAGCAGTTTCATTAAAAAATCCTGATGATCACGCAAAAGATTTAGATTATTCATCTGATCCCAGCTAACCTCCTGGATACCTTCATTCTGCAATGCCTCTATTTGATCTGTGTAAGGGTCTTGTTCTGCCTGTTTATTAGCCAATTGTGCCTTTAATTGCACCACTTTGTTTCTGTGATCGTGCGCATCGCTCACATTTTCGTAAAAAGTTACTGGTGCTGTGCCTAAGTCTCCAAGTGCATCCAAATTCATTTCATGCGCTTGTAGCTGTGTAAGATTTTCTTGCAGTGTTGTTTCAGCATCTGCTTTTAAATCTTGTTTTGTTTTGAGAATTTCTTCTTGCTTATCGTCATGTATATCCTGACCACAAGCATGACACTTGTTATCAACTAATAATGCGATTTCTTTTCCTAGCTTCTCGACTAGCTTGTCTTGTTTTACATTATCCTTTCGGATAGTACTAATGTTATCTTCTAGTTGTGTACGCCGTTGTAAGTTTACGTGGAATACTGCTAATTCTCCATGTATAGATAATTCATCTTCAATATCTAAATGTTCTAGTTCACAAATTGCTTCATCAAACGCTACAGTATCTGAAGTTTTTTTATCTTCCCAAACTTTACGTCTACGTTCCAAGTCTTTGATGCTTTTTGCAATAGCACCATTGGCTTCTTCCACACCCTTTATACGATACTCTTCTTCCTTAATAGCGTCTCGAGTATCTTTCATTTGTTCTTTAAGTACGTTTGCTTTTTCACTAAGCATAGTAATACCCAGCAATTGCTCGATAATATCTCGCTGATCATTTGCTCGCATACTAAGGAACGGTTCTGTGTAAGTGTTTAGTGCCATTATGTGTTTAAACATAACGTGGCTCATACCCAACAGTTTTTCTATTTCCTGTTGTGTAAGGCGTCCTTCACCTTGACCCTCATCAGTACCGTCTTCCAGCATTTCATTGTTGTTGACCATAAACTTAAAAATATTAGGTTTACGTCCACGTTCAATACGATAGTCAGTACCGTCAACTTCAAAATCAACTGTAACTAACATACCTTTGTTGTTGGTTTTGTTAATTAAGTTGTCCTTGCGAATGTTTGTAAGTGCATTGCCATACAGTGCATAGCTAAGTGCATTAATTATTGTAGTCTTACCAGTACCATTACGGCTACCGTCTCCGCCCAAGTCTACATTGTTTCCTAGTACAAGTGTTAGTCCTGCGTCAGTAAACCGCACGGCTTGCGTGACGTTACCCACACTCATAAAGTTTTTTATGGTTACGTTGTTTATATTAATCATAGGTTCGAATAGATATCCATTAGCATTTTACTGTTAATCATGTCACTATCAACAGCCTTTAATTGATTATACACTATTTGGTCCACATTTTCAACCTCTATTTCGTTGTCTGTCTTCCAATCTGTTGCATGCTCTTCTTTTTTAGCAGGCATAAGTGCAATCTCTCGTAGTTTATATTGTTTGGCAAAAGTTTCTTTAATAAAGTTTGCCTCCTCATAACTAATAGGTACATCTAGTGCAACCCTACAGTAAGTATTCTCGCTCAAGTAGCGATCAGGATCGTCAATAAGTTTACTTAGTGGCAATGTCCTGTACTTAGGTCCATCAGGCCAGTCAATATATTGCGGCTCTCCGTCCCATTCCAATATCATCATACCTCGATCATCGTCCCAGGCATCTGCATAATTGTGTGGGAAAGGACTACCCAAGTAATGGATATTATTGTTGTTTTGTCGTTTGTGGAAGTGTCCACTAAACACATATTCTGGCTTTTTAAAGTCAGATGCAGTTAGTCCACCATGATCTGGCATAGTAACCATTGCGTTCATTTTAAAAAACGGAAGTTCAAAATGTCCAAACACATAACGGTTCTTGAGCTTAGTCATCTTCTTCCACTCATCTTCAACAAGCCAAGGCACAAGACTAACACCATCCCGTTCAACCATTTTATCATTAATAATGTGTACATTATCATGTAAATCAGCATACGGAACACTGTGTATTTCACGCTTTTCTCTGTAGTATAAATCGTGGTTTCCCATAATCATATACACATTTTCAAACGCTTCGCTTAATCTTTTAATGTTTGGTACAGTATAATTTAGTGTACTAACATTAACACTGGCACGATGATGGTGCCAATCGCCTAGGAATATACATGTTTCACATCCTTCAGCTTTAGCTTTATCAATAAACCAATAGATAAAGCGTTCACAATCATCGTTATGTAATCTGCTGTTGTTTTTGTTTCCAAAGTGTATGTCTGTAAAACATGCAACCTTCTTAAAAAATTGACTCATGGTATAATATTGTATCCTGCGTCTTTCATATCTTGTTCCATTTTGTCATGATATTCGGATTGTTTTTCTTCTCTTGCTTTGCGTTGTGCAGTTTCGTCATCAATCTGACGTGTAAAACTAGGTGTTTGCCCAGCTTGTTGCAACAAGTCGTCACGCAAGTTCTGATTACGTTTTTCCAAATTCAAGACTCTCGTAAAGCTATTTGTAATAGCGGCTGTATAATATGCAAATGGATTTGCTGATTTACTTTCATCAAAGTACAAACCAATCTGCGATAGTTGTACTAGCGCATGGCTACGCATTTCATCTACATACGTATAGCCTCGCCAGTTACTTCTCATACTGTAACGTTGGCATAGCATAATCATCATACTAGCTAACTTTTCAGTAATCTTACCCTTTTTAACACTAAATTGTCCATTTGTCAAGTCCCCAGTCCAGTGACTACGTGCAACTTCTTGCCATGTATTGTTTCTCCATGCTATATGGATAAACGGTGGAAAGTTACATTTTGCGTGTCTATCTGCTACTGTTTTGGGCTTGTTCTTTCTGCCAGGCTCTTCAGGTATATGATCAAAAGTCATTTTACGGATTACAATATCTTCCAATGGTATTTCACTACCATCAAATTTATATGTGATCAAACGTGGTTTGTCTTTTGCTTTACGTCCTGGTGTGTCTTCCCATATTGCTAGATCTCTAGCATGATTTTCGTTTGCAATGCGATCTGCACGTGTTTGTTTTGCATCTGCAATAACTTCATCCGTAAGATCGTCCATGCTGTGAATAATACCGTCAATAAGAAAGTATTTTTTGTCTTCTATAAAACAAAAACTTAACTTACTCTTGTGTATTTCTTTTAATAGTTCTTTATTGTTTAAATAATTTTGTCTTTTTGGCATAGATCATTCCTTATGTTCCACAATTATAGCAACATTATTACCCTGTGTCAACCGAAATTTCACAAAGATTTTAAGAGTATAAATAGTTGTGGAGATGTTAAAATGTTGATAACTGAAATTTTAAATTTATCAGAAGCTGTTGCTAATCGCACTATTGCTATATACCCTGGACGCTTTCACCCTTTTCACAAGGGCCACAAGTTTGTATACGACTATTTAGCGGGCAAATATGATGCAGTTTTCATAGCAACAAGTGATAAGCAAGAAGAAGGATCACCCTTTAGTTTTGAGGATAAGAAGCGTATGATGATGCTTACTGGTGTTCCAGCAAGTAGTATTGTTTTTACAAAGCAACCATATGTACCTAACGAAATACTAGACAAATTAGATGCAAGTAATACTGCGGC